TATGTCGACTTCGACGGCTCCGAATACTTCGCCTTGCCCAAGGAGCTGCTCAAGGTGAAGCAAGTGAAGGTCCAGTTCGTCGCTCAGTGCTACGTCCGCAAGACGGACGATATCTTCCAGCTCGGCGGAGTCGACTTTCGTCTAGTCGACGATGACAACGACGCCATCGAGGGAAGCCAGTTCACAACGCTTGCCCCTTACCCAGCGACCATCTCGTTACGGCTGCCCTTCTCCGATTCCCGCCACCACATTCGCCCGTCCAAGCGTCGCTACTGGCTTCAAGCGCGAAGTCATAGCCAGGTAGTCCAGCCCGTCTGTAGGCGCTTCTCTCTATCGTTCATCTACCTATGAAGTTCGTTGTTGGAACCATCCTTTTGGTTGTCCTCTTGGTGCTCTTCGCCAAGCACATCGAAGAGCTCGTAATGCCTCTCCTTCGTCGCCAACGTCGGCACCACGAGCGCATCAGTGCGCTGGAGGTCCACGAGGTGACCCAGGACATCAAGCTCCACGATCAGTCGACGGCCATCCACGACCAGGGCGTCGTTCTCCACGAGATCAGGGGCGAAGTCCGAACTCTCGGCAATGACATCGGTTGGGATGACGACAAGCGCAACACCGAGGTCATCGACATCCACGAGCGAGAGACGCCAGTGGAGTGTCCGCCCCTTCCCGATGATGAGCCTCCACCGGAGGCCGCATGACTCTTTTTGCGTTGCTCTGCTTCTCCTTAATGGTCTGGGCGCTGGCGCCTGCGTTCCATACCAAAGCCCGCTGTCACCAGTGTGGCAAGCGCAAGGTCCCAATCATCGGGCCATGGTTTGGCGCTCGCCGTCGCTTCTGCATCTACTGCCGGGACTGTGCTCCGCAGTATTATGACAGCAATCCCTAGAAGTGCCTCGTACACACCCTCGGTGTGGGGAGCGAAGTTTCATGCCCGACGAGAAGAAGAAGTCTTCGGAGCTGGAGCAGCTGGACCAGGAAAGGCCCTGGCTCTCAACACGGTGGTCCCAACCCCCTCAGGACCCAGACGTTTGGAGGTGCTACATCCTGGGGACCTGGTCTTTGGAATCGACGGACGACAGCGACGAGTCATCGCCGAGACGCCAGTCCAACGAGACCGACCCTGCTTCGAACTCGTCATCCACGAGCAAACCATCGTCGCAGATGCCGCCCACGAATGGGTGACGCTCGCCTCTGAGCTACATCCGCTCAAGACGACGGAGCAGATAGCTAACTCCGTCTTTGCCACCTCTATCCCAGCTGCAGGAGTCGCCGACTTTGGCCCAGCGAAGCCACTTCAGCTCGACCCATATGTGCTCGGCGTCTGCTTGGTCATGGGACAGCCCAAGGACCGCAGCAAGTTCACCGGATGGGACCTCGAACTATACGCCAACATGCAGCTCATCGGGTACACCCTCGATGAGGCAGGCTACCGAGTCTCACAGATTCGAGAGCGCCGAGATGTCATCAACGCTCTCATACCTGAGTCTGGCCGCCGCATTCCTCCTAGTTTTATGGCTGGGAGTTTTAATCAGCGTATGGCGTTGGTTGAAGGCATCATGGATGGCGCAGGAGGCACCGGCCCGACTGTTGGAGAAGACGATCTTCCTTTTCTTGCTGACTTTCTTGCTCTTGCTGCTTCTTGTGGCCTTGGTCCTCGCATTGTCAGAGGTTACCGCAAGAAGCATGGACGCGGCTGGTACGTCTACATCCAGTCCCGACACCATCGCTGCTCCCGAAGGACAGCCGGAAAGCCGCATAAACGTGATGAGCGACAGCGTTACGAGGTAACCCGCATCACGCGGGTCCCGTCAGTTCCGGTCAAGTGCATTCAAGTCGAGGGCGGGACCTACTGCATCACGCCGGCCTATATCCCGACTCACAACTCGATGGTCCTGCTCACGGACCCGCTGGAGCAAGTCTGGGTCGAGCACATCCGTTGTCAGCAAGACAAGATACCCGATGCGTTCCCAGAGGACATTAAGGCGGCAATCAAAGAGAACCCGCTTCGTTGGGGTTACTCAGAAGGGTGGGCGCTACATCTTCGCCGCACGCTTACCCGTCTCGGGGAGACCATTGAGCGCGCCCATCGCATGTTTCCGCTCATCGACCCGGATGTTGATTGGAACGAGAAGAAGAGCACCTTCACCTTCTCTTCTGGCTTTAAGTATCAGTTCGGTCACTGCAAAGACCGCAACGACCACAACAACTATCTCGGCCAGCAGTACACCCACCTGGGTTTTGACGAGCTCATCGAGTTCAACAAGGACCAATACGACTTCATCTGTTCGCGTAACCGCACAGGTGACCGTGTCCTACGCTTGATGCTCAAGAAGCGGAGTGCCAGTAACCCTAAGCTAACCAAAGCCAAGGGCGAAGACATCCAGCTCGATGACCCCGGATGGGTGAAGAAGTACTTCGTTGACCCAGCTCCAAAAGGCAACGTCATCCTTCGAAAGAAGGTCGTTCTTAAGTCGGGTGAAGTTGTTTATCACCGTCGTCTTTATCTTCCGGCGACGCTCTATGACAACCCGGACCCGGACTTCGTCAGGCAGTACGAGATAGAGCTCAGGACCAAGCCGAAGCACATCCAAGAAGCCTACCTCTTTGGTCGATGGGACTCGGTCATCGGCAGCTTCTTCGAAGACGCTTGGAATCCTGACATCCACATCTGCAGGCCCTTCAAGATACCGCAGCATTGGCCCGTGTTTAGAGCATTAGATTGGGGTTATCAGACAGAGGGATGCCTTGGCTACTACGCCTTGGATAAGGAGCAAGACATCCTCTACAAGTTCTGGGAGTGCGTTTTCAAGAAGAAGCCTGTTACTTACTTCGTCGACACCATCCTCAAGCCATTCGAGGTGGCCAACAAGCTGTGGAGTCCCTTTGGTGGGTCTCTCGTGTATGGCCCCGCGGATACTCAGATCTGGGAAGAAAGAGGCGAGAGCGCCAAGTCCAAGTATCAGGAGTTCGTGACTGCGGGAGTCGACTGGTGCTATGCTGACAAGAAGTCGCGCGCCGACAATGCGCAGCGCGTCCACGAGCGGCTCATGGGTCACGAGAACTTCACTCGGCCCCCTCGTTTGGTTCTCTTCGCCAACTGTGCGAGCACACGTCAGGTGCTCCCCGCGATGCAGACGAACCCAAACGACGCTACCGAGCCAGCAAAGGGTGGCTTCGACCATCCTTACGACGAGACGAGCTACGCCTGTGCTTACGCACACGGCCGCATTCTCGAAGCTCCCAACTACAAGGGCCGGGTCGTCGAGAAAGACGATGAAGAGCCCGAAGACGCAAGCCGAGGCTCATTCGGCTACTGGCAGGGATAATGCCCAAGTTTATCGCTCATGTCTTCACGTCGCGGTTCTTGATGCATCAGCACATCGAGAACGAGCGGCAATCCGACCAGTCCGTGACCGTTGATATCCGTCGCCCTAGCTACACCAAGCCCGACGGCACAACTCATTGCTGCTACGCGATCAGAACTCGTGACGACATCTCCGACTTCATCGGTACCACGTTCCAGGAGCATCACATCCACGGCGACTTTCACCACCTCAAGCCGGATGACCTCGACTACATGAAGTGGCACTTGATTGCTCGCACTCGTCCTGAGGCAGCATAATGGACAGCCTCAACATCGAGGTACTTCAGCCACCGCCGGAGGATCCCGGCTACGTGGACATGGAGGTTGAAGACCCTCAAGGTCCAGAGGATGAGCAACCGCTAGTCCTCAACCTCGAGTCTCCGAACCTCATCAAAGAGCTGGAGCAGTCTGACGAAGGGAAGAAGTTCCTCAAGCGTCTCGTCCAGGAGACCCATGACGAGTTCATGCAGGCTTGGGACAAGAACGCCTCTTATCGAGAGAAGATTGCCGAGGGCTGGCGCGTTCTCTTCTGTGACCTACCGCCAAAGAGCAAGCCCTTCGAGGGATGCGCCAACGCGGCCATTCCTCTCGCCCTTCAGAACATCGTTCGTCTTACCAACAAGATGACAACCGAAGTCTTCGGCGACTTCACGGAGCCGTTCAACTTTACTCCGATGAGCCCCGAGAGCGAGCCGGTTGCCCCAATCGTCACCCAGCACTCCAACTGGCAGATTCGCAACCGCATGCCCGGCTACAAGCGCCAGATGAAGCGCGGCATCCTGGTCTTTGCCATGGGTGGAGATGTTGCCGCTCACAGCTACTATGACCCGCTTACTCGCCAGAACTGCCACGAGGTTCTGTCGTGTGATGACTACGTGACTCCCTATACCCACGTCTCGGTCAACCCCGACTTCTCAGACGTGCCGTGGATTGCTCGCCGGTTCCCATACCAGAAGCACCGTCTCAAGGCGATGGGCAAGCGTGCCGGCTGGGTCAACGTTGACAAGGTGGTGTCTTACGATGCCCCCGAGTACACCAACGAGCAAGCCGAGACGACGCTTCGCAACACTGTCGCCGAGTTCATGGGTGAAGACCCCTTCGGACAGAAGAAGGGCGAATATGAGATCATCCAGTACGAGGGTTGGATGGAGCTTCCTGGCACTGATGAGGAGCTCTATTGCCAGCTCATCTTTGACCTGTGCACCAAGATACCGCTGAAGCTCAGTGTCCACATGCGCGCTCCGTACCACGAGCGGATGCGCTTCGACACCCAGAAGCGGGAGTTC